GACATATGGACGGAGGCACAGACTCGCTGGATCACGGCTGACAAGTGGGGGCTTAATGCTGGGCCGGTTGACGCGGATGGACTTGCAGGGCGGAAGTGCTGGGGTGGATTGGACTTGTCAACAACTACGGACTTGAGCGCGTGGGTGTTGTGTTTCGAGCCTACGACTAAGGATGATAAGTATAAGTTTTTGTATCGGTTTTTCTTGCCACAGGATGACTTGCGAGAACGGGAATTGAAAGAAAAAATAAAATATTCAGTATGGGCGCGTGACGGATTGCTATGCCTAACGCCTGGTAATGTGATTGACTACGCATTTATCCAATATCAGATCCTTGAAGATGCAAAGAAATATGACTTGCAGGAAATTAATTTCGATCCGTACAATTCGACGGGCTTGATATCCGACTTGATGCAAGAGGGTATGACATGCGTGGAGTTTCGGCAGGGGTTCCTTTCTATGAGTCCAGCTGTCAAAGAGTTTGAACGCAAGGTTTTAGGTGGGCAACTTGCGACAGGTGGAAACCCAATAATGAATTGGATGATCTCATGTGCGGAAACGGTAAGTGATCCAGCGGGGAATCTCAAGCTCGTAAAGCCTGAACGCGGAAAGACTGGTAGGCATATTGACGGCGTGGTCGCTTCATTGATGGCATTTTGGCGAGCGGTGCAGGCGATTGAGTCAGCGTCAGTTTACGAGGATCGGGGGCTGATGCTATTGTAAAAAAAGAGTTGACAAAACCCTTGAGATGAATTAGTATTGATTTTGTAAAGAACGTCGGGGAGAAGGGCTAGCTCTTCCAGACGCTTTCGCGCCTGTTCCCCGTTAACCACTAGCCTGGTGAAGCGGGGATTTTTTATTGGATAGGCAAAATGAAACAGTTTTTATATAGGCATTTTAATAAAGACGGGATATTGTTATATGTTGGTATTTCGGTATCAGTTCCGAGAAGAATAAGAGAACATAAAGATAATAGCCATTGGTTTGAACAGATTGCTAATATAACTATTGAAACTTTTCAAACGAGAGAAGAGGTTATACAAAAAGAGAAAGAAGCTATAGCTAAAGAAAATCCATTATGGAATATACAGCGTCCTAATATTTCAGGTGAAATAAAAAAACAGGAGGTTTTTTGTAATATAGATAAAAAATATGAAAGTAAGAATGAAATAGTATCTCGTATTGTAAGTTTCGGAGCTTCTTATAGTTTAGAGGAAATAGCTGAAAGTATTGGGTTTAAATTAAAAGATGTTGAAAAAGCTATAGAAGAAAAGAAACTTGGGTATTATGTTGTTCCACCTAAAAGCACAATGCCATATAAAAATAAACATGGAGAAGTTTATTATTTAAAAGCAAAAAAGAGAGTTACTGGATGGCAGTTTGTTGATTTTTTAGAATATTTAGAGGCTGAAAGCGTGGAGACTATTTCTTATATATAAATATAAAATCCCCGGTTTTTTTATACCTATCCCTATGCTTGACACTACGTACCGATAGGTATAGTATGATTAAAGATACGTATATTCGGGGGCATTTTGGGCACAATCGCGCAATTTTTTGGATTGGAGAAACGAACCGAATCTTTGGCTGACCTTGATCGTCGTATGGACGCGCAGGTCGGCATGGGTGTCGGTACTGCCTTTGTATCCGATGTTGCGGCGATGAATCTTGCGAGCGTATTCAATGCTGCAACCATCCGTACGCAATACATGGCGATGGTTCCGCTTATTACCTATTTTCAAAACGATGGACAAAAAGAGAAGTTTAAAGGTTCCCCTGTATATTCCCTTCTCCATGACAAGCCTAATCCGTTGATGACTTCGTTTTCATGGCGCTCCACGATGGAATTACATTCCATTTTTTACGGTGGAGGGTTCTCCAAAATAGAACGTGACGTACTTGGTAGACCTATTTGGATATGGTTACTTGACGGGAAACGCATGACGCCTCAACTCATTGACAATGGGAAAAGGCTTGAATGGAAATACAGGCAAAACAATGGACAGGATGAAATATACAAAGACGAAGATATTATCCATATTCCCGGCTTGGCCTTTGATGGTATTCAGGGCGAGGGTGTAATAAAGCTTGCTGCAAAATCTATTTGGCTATCGCTTGCAACTGAATCATTCGGGCAGAAGTTTTTTGAGAATGGCTTGAATGCCGGTGGTGTTATTCAAACGCCGAATTCGCTTTCCGAAATGGCACGCAAGCATTTAAAAGAATCAATCGATGACCGGTCAAAGCCTGGTAATGCCCATAAGACGATGCTACTCGAAGAGGGGATGACTTGGAACAAGATTACGTTCTCGCCCGAGGAAGCGCAATTCTTGGGTACCCGTCAATTCCAGGACACGGAAATCGCACGTTGGTTTAACTTGCCCTTGCGTATGCTAAAAATGCCCGATGCGTCGGGATTGCGGAATGTAGAGCAGATATCTATAGAAATGATACAAGGGACAATGCTTCCGCGCTATGTTGCATGGGAACAGGAATTAAATACAAAACTATTCGCCAATGCAAATGGTACAATGACTAACCGATTCTGTGAGTTTAACGTTGATGGATTACTCCGGGGCGATAGCAAGACCCGCGCCGATGTATCCCATATCATGCGGCTTGATGGTGCGTTGAATGCCAATGAATGGCGCGCGCGTGAGAATATGAACCCGATCGAAGGCGATCTTGGGGAACAATACTGGACGCAGCCAAACCTTGCGGCGAACAAGTCGAACGATCCAGAAGAAAAGAAACCAGTTGACGAGGAACCGCCCGCCGATGAGACGGTGCCAGAAGAGGAGGGCGAAGATGGAGAAGCGTGAACTTGATAAGACTAAACGTGAAAATCTTACGTTTGAAATACGAGAAATGAAGTCAGACGCTCAGGATGGTGCGGTACGTGTTTCAGGCTATGCGTCGGTATTTGACAAGCCTTCTGAAAATCTTGGTGGGTTTGTCGAACGTATTAAGCCGGGCGCGTTTAGCGAAACATTGAAAGAGAACCGAAGCGATCCACGCCTGCTATGGGATCATAACACGCAATACGTACTTGGCCGTCGGTCGGCTGGTACGCTTACGCTTACCGAGGATACCAAGGGATTGCGGTTTGAAGCAACCTTGCCAGATACCTCGTACGCGCGCGATTTGAAGATCCTTATGGAACGCGGGGACGTGCGGGAAATGAGTTTTGGATTTAATGTCATGCGTGACGTATGGACGGACACTGACAAACCAATCGCAAAACGCGATGTGCTTGAAGTGCGGTTGATTGAAATATCTATAGTAAGTTTTCCAGCGTATCCTCAGACGTCCGTAAAGCTCAGGGATTTGGAAGTTGAAATGGATACACTTTCTGAGGAAAATATTGTGAAGGTAAAAGAATATATTCGCTCGCTCACATGTGCGCCCGCCGTGGAGGCTGCGCCCGTTATTGAACCCGCCGTGAAGGTAGTCGATACGGAATGGCTTAGAGCGTGCATGGATGCAGATATGGTATTGGCGGGACTTTCAGTCCATGAAAAGGAGATAGTATGAGCATTCGAACAGACAAACTCACCGGCGAAATCAAGGGGATCCTTGACGCGGTCCAGGTTCTGAGGTCAAAGGATAAACCCGAGGAAGGCGATCCTGTAACCCTTAGGACGTATCTTGGCAAACTCGAGGAAGCACAGAAACAGCTTGCCGACGAGCAGCGCGCGGACAAAGCCGAAGCGGATTATTCCGTTTCCGCAACTCCCGAAGCGCGCGGAATGGAACCCGAGGCACGGTCGGAAGTATCTTTCGGCAAGTACCTTCAAGCAGTAGCTGGATCGTTTGGTTATAATGCCGATCAGCGCGGCGGCTTCTTGATGAGCCATAAAGAATCACGGTCTATCCTTGAAACCCGTGCGCCTGCCGGTATGAGCGAAGCGGTTCCTTCCGATGGTGGATTCCTTGTTGGAACCCAACAGGGCGCTATGCTTTCTGATAAAGTATGGAATCAGAATAGCATCCTCGGCCTTTGTGATCGTATCCCGATCTCTGGACCGTTCAACGGTCTTACCTATCCGCTCATTGACGAAACATCGCGTGCCGATGGATCGCGGGCCGGAGGAGTACTTGCATACTGGAAAAACGAAGCGTCGGCTACCACTGCCTCGAAACCAAAGGTAGGCGAAGAAACCATGAACCTTGAAAAACTCATGGCGCTTTGTTACGTTACCAACGAAACCTTGCAGGATGCCACGGCTCTTGAATCCATGATAACCCGCAAGTTCCAGGAAGAAATGCAATTCAAGCTCAAGGATGCGCTTTTTAATGGTACCGGAGCTGGTCAGCCTTTGGGTATCTTGAATGCGCCTTGTCTTGTTTCGGCTGCAAAAACCACGGGCCAGTCAGCGCGGACTATCTCCTTCGAAAACATCGTACAGATGTATTCTCAGCTGTGGTCAGGCGCTTCCTATCCTTCCACTCGGTGGGTTATGAATCGTTCCTGTATCCCGCAACTGATGTCGTTGGCGATCAAGGTCGGAACCGCTGGTTATCCGCTCTACATTCCTGGCAATTCACTTGCCGGAACCCCGAACGGATCGCTTCTTGGTATCCCGATTGAGTTTGTTGAACAGGCGCAGACCTTGGGAACCGCTGGGGATATTTACCTTGCGGACTTCTCGCAGTATCGGATTATTGACAAAGCTGGTATCCAGTCGGCATCCTCGATGCATGTCAACTTCCTTACCGATGAGATGGCCTATAGGTTCACCATGCGCGTGAACGGTCAGCCGCTCTGGAAGAAAGCCGTAACCCCGTTCAAAGATGCAAGCACCACGCAGCCTGTATCCCCGTTTGTCGCGCTCGCCGTGCGTGCGTAAGGAGAAGAAACATGAAAGGCTTTAACATTGCCGAGCAGGGACATGTCGCGGTAGGATCCTATCCTATTTCCGCGAATGGCGTGACTACGCTTGACGCTATCAATATGGAAGGGTATTCGCATCTTTCCGCCATTATCACGACCGGAGCGACGAACGGTGGGGCGATTACTGTCACCGCCTACAACTCTACGGATGCCGCCGCTGGTGGCGCTGCCGCGATTGCGTTCAACTATTATCTTGAGACGACCGCCTCTACGGACGTTCTCGGATCTAGGGTTTTGAGTTCCACTACCGCGCTTGCGTTTACGAATGACTCCATCTCTAACCAGATGGCCGTTATTGAACTTGATGCAAGTGAGTTGACGGACGGAAAGAATTGGTTCAACCTGACTCTTTCCGGAGCCACTACCACGACCCCGATAAGCGTGGTATACGTGCTTTCCGGCGCTCGCTATGCCGGTCCTGAATCGCCGACGGTGATCGCTTAATGGCGGTTATGCTCTTAGTCCCCTGGATGGGATTCCATCCGGGGGATGTCGTAGACCGGGGTGAACCACTCGACCTAAAGCTGGTTAGGCTAGGTTTGGGGGAACGGGTGACGGTGGTACGTGATGCCGTCGAAAAGGCCGTAATTAGGCCAAAGGAAAAACGAGATGTCAACAGCAAGTAAGTTTGTAAAACATACCGGCGGTGAAACTCTGGTTTTCCATGATAGCGCAAACGGCGCAAGCTGGATTGATGCACTTGGTGCCAATACGCGAAAATGGGAAATGCGGAACGGATCGGATTTTACTACTGCATGTGAATATACTGTTACGGTTATCGGAACGACTCCGACGATTGTCCAGGGTGTTACGGCGGGGGTAAAGGCTCTTATTACTACGTCGGGGACTCAGTTCGATAGCTTGAACCTGCAAGTTGTAGGGACTCCGTTCCAGCTTGCGGCTGGTTATCCCTGCTATTTCGGGGCTAAAGTTGCGATGGATTCTGCAACGCTTGGAGATTGGTTTGTTGGACTTTGTTCGACTGATACCACGATCTTTGCGGCGGGATCTGATTCTCTTGACATTGCGGCTAGTGCGGCTGGATTCTATGGATCGGCTTCATCGGTTGTAAATGCTTATAACGAAATCCATGCGAATAGCAAGTCTACCGCATCGGCAACGGCATTGACTACGAACGCAATGACGTTCGAGTTCTTGTATGATGGAGTTGATGGTATTGATTATTATCATGACGGCGTGCTTGTTGGTAGACATACCACGTACATTCCAACTGTGGTAATGACCCCATCGATCGCATTAAAAGCCAGTACCGCTGCGGCTCGAATCTGTTATGTGCATTGGATGAAATGCATTCAGTTAGTGTAAGGAGGCAGCTAAATGACTAAGTCAAAGTTTGTAAATGGCTGCCAAGTCTATTACGACGATTATGAGCAGCGATGGGTAAAGGCAATAGGGCCGAATGTTAGGGAATGGGAAATGCGTATCGGGTCGGACTTTACGACCGCGTGCGAATATACTGTTACTCTAATAGGCGGAGCCGATGCGATTACGCAGGGTATTCTTGCAGGGAGCCGGGCGGCTATTGCTACGGCGGCCACTGAAAACAACGGCGTAAATGTTCAGGTTGTAGGTACTCCGTTCCAGATTGAAAGCGGAAAGCCGGTATATTTCGGCGCTAGGGTTTCTGCGTCTCAGGCGACCGAGTCCGATATTCTTATCGGGCTTGCTTCAACTGATACGAGTTTAATCGCCGCTCATGCGATTACGGTAATCAATGGATGTTTCTTTTACAAAGACGACTCTGCTACCGTGATTACTACGAATACCATGAAGGCCAGCGTCAATTCTGCCGCGACTGTCGGGACTGCAATGGATACCTCTGATCATATTTATGAGGTACTTTTTGACGGTACATCGCTTTCGTACTTTTTTGATTCGACGCTAGTTAACACGGTTACGAGCGGATGGCCGACTGTTGTACTGACTCCATCGATTGCGGTTATGGCCGGAACTACTACGGCCGTTACTTCTCAAGTAAAATGGATGCGTTGCATCCAGTTAGGTTAAGGGGGGCGATGCCATGAGCATGAAACGGAAGAGATATACCGGGGCTACGGCTATGGCAATCGTAACCGATATCCCTACGGAGTTTGCGTTATACGAAATACGCGTTCATCTTCCAGTTGTCGAGGGCACTACCGCTAATATGGTGGTGTCCCTTGATTCTGGAATATCGGATGATCACAATTTTGCTTTTCAGACTACGGCGATGGCGGCTGCAACGGATGTACAATATCTTCCGACTCGCCCGTTATATTTTGCTACTGGAGATCAAATAGCTATTACCTGGGCAAATGCAAACTTGAAAGCCTGGGCCGTTGAGATTATCTACGAATAGGGAGTAATTATGGGTTTAGTTGTAACTACTGCGCCGACGATTGAACCCGTAACCCTTGCGGAAGTAAAGGCACATCTTCGCCTTGATACTGGGACTTTCGCTGATGAAATTGTGTCAACGGTAACGGTAAGGCCGGACGCATGGCCTGTATCCCCAACTTATACGATTGTCGGAACGGGCGTTGATGTAAGCAATAAATCGGCGCTTGTTCAAATATCGGTTGGAACCGTTGGGGCAAGTGCAACGCTTGACGCGAAGATTCAAGAGTCAAATAATAATTCTACGTGGAACGATTGGACGGGCGGAGGATTTACGCAGATTACTTCCGCCGGAACAAGCGAAAAACAATATACCGGAATCAAGGGATATATACGGCTTGTTTGTACGGTCGCAGTTGACGCTATTGATTTCGGTGCGTCAGTAATTACCGGGAACTACCAGACGGCGGAAGATACGTATATTGAAACATTGATTACGGCGGCTCGGGAACTTTGCGAAGATTACCAGAATCGCGCATATATTACGCGCACGTACACGTATACCATGGATGAGTGGCCGTGCGAAAATATAATAGAATTACCTATGCCGCCATTACTTACGGTAACGTCAATCATCTATACAACGTCGAATGGTACTGCTACCACTTGGGATACTGCCGAATATGAGATAGACGTTGCGGGATTCGTTGGGAGAATATCGCCTTCTTATGGATATTCATGGCCTTCGGAAACGCTTCAAAATACGCAGGGTATTTCTATCGTTTATACGGCAGGATATGGAGCCACCGCGTCGGCTGTTCCGGCCAAGGTGAAACACGCGATCAAGATACTTGTCGGTGAACTTTACGAAAACCGTGAAGACACGGATAAGATGCAATCCTATACGATGCCTTGGGGCGTCAAAGCATTACTTGGGCAAGATAAGGTGTACAAACTATGAGTACTCCATTCAATGAAGATTATGCAGACGTCCCCGTTACAAAGGTAGGCGGGGACGACTTTGTAATGACCCTCACCTATGGCTCAAGCGTTGCAGGAAATACGTTTGATGCCGCAGTTACGGATGCCGTAACAGGATTAACCTTGCAAGCAATATCCGCAATTGCAACGAACGAAGCACTAGGGATTGTAGTTTTGTCTTTGACGGCTGTTCAGACATTGGCATTAGTTGGAAAGAACATGCGATGGTATTACGCTCGAACAGTTTCAAGCGTAAAAAGAACGGAACTTGGTGGAACGTTTGAGGTGAAAAGGCGATGAGCGTATCGGTAACGATTAATGAAACCCCGATAACTCTTACCGTAACGGATGACGTTACGCAAACAGTTTCCCTTAATTCTGTTACAGGAATATCGGTTTCAATGGGGACTGTATCTCCAGGGTTAGGCGTTCCGATAGGTGGAACGATTAATCAACGCCTGGTGAAAAGAAGTAGCGATAATTATGATACCGGATGGGAAGATCCATTAGCAGCAGGGCTGGACAAGGCTGTTCAATTTAATGACGCTGGTATTCTTGGGGCAGATCCATATTTCCGATGGAATAAAAATACTAGGTCATTACTCCTTGGTATTCTTGAAGCATTACCAGATAATCCGCTGGCAATAACGGGCGCGGTAAATCTTTGGTTACAAGCTAATATTCAGAATACTACTGAGGGTTCGCTTGCATCGAGCGACTTTGTTGTAACAGCCGATAATGGCACTGATTTGGATTTTTACGGAGCCCTATGGATAGCGTCATCCGTTTATGATGATCCTGACGGATATCCTACAACAGCAGCGAATGACGTTGTTTTGGAATCGCTCGCCAATAATCTGCAGCTGCTTTGCTGGAAAGATGGAAGCAAAGTACAGATATTGATAGGCGAATCGGCAGAAGTCCAAGCGCATTTCGATGAAGCTGGATTGACGATGGCGCCAGGTAAAACGATAAAACATGGAGCGTCGGAACAACCAATCCCCGAAATATATTATGGTACAGGATCGCCGCCAAGTGCAACCGGGTTGCCGAATGGCGCGCTATTTTTTAAGTATACACCTTAAAGGGGGATTTTTATGGCGTTAATATCGGATTATTGTTTTGACCTTGCGCTTGCGTACATTGATACCAATGCTAATCGGCTTGATATATGCTCGCAGGAACCGGCGACCTACACCGCCGCGACCGTGACGTATACCCTGGGCAACAAGACCAGTTTGAGCGTAGGCGCTCCGACTGACCGAACCCCGAATGGCCGTATGGTTACGGTAGCGGCGATTACTGACGGAACGGTTACAGGAACCGCAACGGCTACCCATTGGGCAATAAGTGACACCGGAAATAGCCGACTTATTGCGACAGGTCAGCTTTCGGCAAGTCAGGCAGTCACAAGCGGTAACACGTTTACCCTTGCGGCTTTTAACATTGGCATAGCGGACGCGACTTAACATGGCTATTACTACTCTTGACGGATATATAGGGGCCAGCAAGCAAATAACCGTACAGCGTAAAACGGCGAGTATCACGGCGGTTGCGCTCATGATAACCTCGCCGTTTGCGCAGAATGGTAATCCGGGCGCTGGCACGTTGGCTGGTACTAGCATTACGACCGGCGTTGTTCCGACTGATGCTACGGCCGGATGCCCGACGATAAACTTTTCGACAGGCACGGGATATATTACTCGGTGCCATGGTTATAATTCCGTAGCAAGTACAATCGTACTTGCGGATATCCTTCTTAAATGGGGCACCGTAGCCT